ATCAAGTAAAGAGTTCACCGCTTGAAGTCTTGTAGAAGGTGGAATTTTAGTATCTGCGATCAGGTTTTTAAGGGTTTCAACTGCGATTGGTACTGAAGCTGTTAAGTTCTTTTTAACTGCCTCATCTATGTTTGGTTGCAATCTTTGTCTTAACTCATATCCTTGTTGTTTTGCTGTTTTTTCTGAATATCCGCTTTTAATTGCGGATTGAGTAGCATTACCGCTTAAAGTAAAGTTTTCAATAAATGCTTGTTCCATTTTTGTTAGTATTTTACTTGTCATTTTTAATTATGTCCCAGCTTTCATAGTAAAGCCAATATTAGAACAAAATGAGAACAAAATCAATGAATTATTTGTTTGACAGCTATTGTAAAATAGTTATTAATATTAACTTATGTTAATTAAATCAACTCAAACAATAGGGGTTATATGATAAAAGTACATACAATGGGTTATACAAATAATTATACTTCTTTTTTGTATAAAGTGGATAAGGATAATAATTATACTTTATTAAAAAAGATTGATTTAAAAGTTAAGACCTTAAATCAAGCTGTAAAAAAAGCATTTAAGGTGTTTAAGGTTAGGGGGTTTTAATGTCTTTATATACTGATGACACTAAAACAAAACTTACTAAACCATTTACAAGTGAACAATTTAGGAAGTTAGTAAATAAGATAGTAAGAATTAAAACAATGGATAGTATGGATTTAGACACTTTAAGCGATTTTGATGTGGATAGTTATTATACTGACACTATTGATGTCCAAAGTCTTAAAGATAGTGCCAATGATTGTGCTGTCGCTGTTTTAAATAATCAATGTGATGATCTTAATATGCAAGGAATATTTTAAATGAATCATTACACTATTATTAAAAATGGTCTTTATACTTTAAAGACTAAAAATGAAACTATAACAGGGCGGTCATATCTTGACTGCCTTGTTAAGTTAATCAAAAAACCTATTCCAATTAAATATGCTAAATGGACAACTAAAGAACGATTTAATTGGATTGAACAACAACAAAAAGAAGGGCAATAATATGACAACTAAAAATGAAAAAACTGAAGCACTAAAAAATCTTAAATCTTGGATTAAGGAAGGGGATAAGATTTATTATATAGTTAGACAAGTATCATCAAGCGGTATGTATAGACATATCGGATTTTATAAATTTGATACTGATGAGAAGGGTGAAGTTATTAAATATCACTTATCTTATAATATGGCAAAAGCACTTGATTATCCATTTAAACAAAAATCTTGTTCTGTGGGTGTTAGTGGTTGCGGTATGGATATGGGTTTTAGTGTTATTTGTAATCTTGGATATGCTTTATTTGATGATTATAAAAAACTAAAATATGAACAACTATGATACATATATTAAAAGCATTATATTTTGGGTTGCATTTTGTTGCGTCATTTTTAGGTTTAATTATAATGATACACGCACCAGATTTATTCTGGGTGGGTTTTAGTATGTTTATATTTTTTATAGTTAAATTTTTCTTAATGAAGGACAATATAATATAATGACACTTAAACAACAAAAAATTGATTTTGCCAAAAATAGTTTAGAAGGTATTTTTGATGATACTAAATTAATAAATGAAATCTTATTTCAATATTTTTATAAACAGGTCAAGTATATGAATAAGAAGGAATTTAAAACACATTTAATTGATTTAAACATAATTGAAGGGGAATAAATGACAGAACAAAACAATCAAACTGATTTTATACAAGCACAAAACAAGGACAGAATTTATAAGCAAAAAAAGTTAGAAGGACTTGATAATGCTATAAATAGTCTTAATAAATGGAAGGAAGCTCATAGATTTTGTTTGTTAGGTGATGAGTTAGAAAAACTTAACAAAATTATTGATGATCTTACTGACCGATTTATAGACTTTAAAGATAACAATAACAATGAAGGGAAGGTGTAAAATGAGTAATTTATCAACTCATATAAGGCAAGAAAAACCAAGACCAATGAATAAGGAAGATAAGGAATATTGGCGAAAAAAAGTAGCTGATAAACTTTCCTCTAAACGATCTGACTTAAATGCGGTCTTTGAAAGTGATATACAAAAGATGAAAGATAAAAAATGGAAGTCTTTTTTAAAATCACTTAATCTTGAAACTAAACTATCAACTTATGCTTTTTATATGAAAGACTATTGGAAGTTCAAAGATGAAAAAGATAAGATTGAACGAGATAAAAAGCAAAAAATGTATAATGCTTATGAAAAAATAAAAGATAAGATTGAACATTTTGCTAAAATGCGACAATGGGAAGATAGTTATAGTGATAGTTCCAATGAAGATGATGATAGAGATAAAACAAGCAAAGTTATGAAATACCTTGATGATGTTTGTTATAGTGAGTGTAAAAAGCAATTTGCCCTAACTAAAAAGGCAAAAACTTTAGTAGATTTGGATAATACAGAAGATTTACTAATTGACGCATTACATATCTCTAATAGTGATCCTGCTATACTTGGATTAATTAAATATCACTTGCAAAAAGTCGGTGTATCTAATTTAGGTATATTAGATGTTAATATGGATAAGTTTAAACAATTAACAAAATAATGATTATATTCGGTAAGGCGATAAGACGATCAACTTTAACAAAGATAAAAATAATTATCTTAATAATAGTTATTGGTCTATTCGCCTTATCTTGTAGTAAGGTTGAGTTTGATCCTAAAACTTCTACTCTAAAATATCTCTTGAAGAAGAAAAAATAAGTCTTTCTTTTTTATATTCCTTTTTATTATTAGCTTTAGTTCTATTAGAGATATAGTCGTATTCATCAAAATATATTCCGTGATAGTGTGATCCTTTTCTTTGTATAACTCTATTCATAGCAAATATTCTTTTATCTTTCCAATTACTCATACACCCCCTATTAGTTTAAGATTTAGTTTTAAAAGTTCTTCCTGTGATCCCCATTTTTTATTAAATGCTTTTGAGTTAGTATGAAACCCTGTTTTTCCTGTATGATGTTCTAAACATAAGCCAATAGTTTTAAAATGACTTTCCCTTCTTGATAAACCTGTTTTATGTCGGATATGATGTACTTGACAGGGACTTTTAGGAAAACCCATAAGATAACATATTATACACCCAAAATCTGCGATCTTGTTTAAGTGTTCTTTTTCTTTTTTGGTTTTAGGCATTTATCTAACAATCTTTTTAATTTAGGATTATTCTTTAAAATAACTGCGTATTGTTCTGACAACATTGCACTTCGTTCTTCACCAATTAAATTAATATTTATTTTATTAAAACAACAAATTATATGCCATAGTTCGTGGAATATTATTTTAGCCATTGTACTTGGTTTTAATTTAGGATCAATATGTAAAGTATTAACATTAGGATCAAAGATACCTAGACAATCTGGCACTTTTTCCCAAATTAATTTTATCCTTTTACCCTTATACATAATTTTATTTACCACCATAATTTTTATACTCTTTGATCTGTGCAATAGTTTCAGTTTTCCATTTTTCAAAATTACATTGAAACATAAATTTTTCCCAACTCAATTCTGCTTCTTTTCTAACTGCTTCTGCCAATTTATCAATATGTTTTTTATATCTTTCATCTGCTCTTGCTTCTCTTTCCTGCGATACTGCACTTTCTAACTTACCTGTATTTGACGAGATCATATATTCCTTCATTAAAACTGAAATTAATATCTTTCTTCCGTGTTCTAATCTTGCAAGTTCTGATTTTGCCTGTGCATAATCTCTACCAATTTGTCTAATCTTCTCTAATTTTTGTTCTAAAACTTCTTCACTCATACAAGACCTGCTATCTTTCTTTTTATATAGTATTCGTGGTATCTTTCTTTAACATAATCTCTTTTTCTATATTCTTTCATATAATCCCTTTTCTTTTGTTTGTTTTCTTCAATAGAATAATATTTTTTTCTAGCCCTGTATCTGCTAATTGCGTAAATATGTGTCATAAGGATAACTCTCTCATATTTTGCGATTTTGCTCTACGAATATTACAATGTTGAATAAACTTTATAACTTCTTTCCCTGTTGATACAGGAAAGACTTTTTTACTATGTGGAAAGTGTCCAAATTTCCTTTTAAATGTCCACGAACACCACCCCTCTTTATACCCTTTTTGTTTTGCATAGAAAACTAATTGAGCATAAAAATTCTCTTTGTCTTTTGTATTAGGTTTTATCTTTGGAAGTTCAATCAATCTTCCAGATTTTATCAAAACTTGTTTTTCTTTTTTAGTAGGAATATGGTTGCATTGTGGACAAGACGGATCATCTTTAGTAGGTTTATAAACTGAATAACACTCGGTACAAGTCAATGGTTGTTTTTCAACTTTTTCTTTTGTAATTTTTTCTTTTTCTTTTCTTGTAGTAGTTTTTAAAGACCAATTTCCTGCGTCTTCTGGGAAGCCGTGTTCATAAACTGCACCGCTATGATCCAATATGATAGTGTCAATTTTGTTTGGATATGGTCTTAATGCTCTACCTACCATCTGAATATACATCCCATAAGATTTTGTTGGTCTTGCTATTATAACTGCTGAAATTTTAGGTTTATCCCACCCTTCTGTCAATACCATACAATTTGATATAACTTTTATTTCATCATCATCTAATTTTTTTAAAACTTTTTCTCTTTCAATTTCTGGCATTTCTCCGTCAATATGCCCTGCTGGTATTCCATTATGATTAAACACATTACAAATATATTTACTATGCTTGATACTTGTTGCAAAAACCACAGTAGGTCTATTCTCACCGCTTTTAACCCAATTTGCCACTATGTCCCCTACAAGTTTTGGTTTATTCATCCTTTTATCTAATTGTCCCTTGTCATAATCACCTGCAATTATTCTAATCCCTTGTAAATCTGGAATACTTGGTGCTATTATTCTATTCTTAACTAAATAACCTTGTTCAGTTAAAGATTTTATATTTCCTGCTTCAACAAGTTCTTCATATACTCCACCTAACCCCTTGTTATCTGATCTAATTGGTGTTGCTGTTAAACCTACAACAAAACTATCTGGATATTGTTTTAACAAGTTTTGAAAACTTTTTGAGATTGATCTATGTGCTTCGTCTAGGAAAATAATATTTGCATTAGGTTTTATAAAATCATCTTTTTCAGTTCTGCTAGTTATAGTTTGAATACTCCCCACTTGACAATCTGAAATATGGTTGGGACTTTTACCTGCCATTAAAACTCCGTGTGTACACTCAAAGTCAGTAAGTTTCCTTGAACATTGCATAACAAGTTCCCTTCTATGTGCTACGAATAAGCTAAAATTATGATTATCTTGTGCCTTCTTTATCATTTCACAGGCAATAATTGTCTTTCCACTTCCAGTAGGACTAACAAGTAGTATTCTTTTCTTACCCCTTCTAAAATGGTATCTTATATCTTCAATAGCTTTATTTTGATAATCTCTTAAATTCATTTTTCCCAAAAATTCCACACTAATAACATACCTATAACTAAACTAAATATTCCCATTACAAGTAATATACTAATTAAATAACTCATTTTGTTCTCGGTTGATAACGATTATATATATCATTAACTTGGAACATAACTTCCCCTTCATCTTCTGGCGGATCACACAATCTAGCGAAAGTTAATGCCTCGTTCTTTAGATACTCATAGTTTTCACCCCTTAATCTTATCGCTATTAACATTTTAACTAATTGTCCGTGTCTATCCCCTTCTTTTGATCCATACCTTAATGTTCCTGTATATTTCCCTTGATACATAGAAGGTTTAAAATCTGTTATCTTTTTTCTTTCTGGTCTTTTTAAACCTAAATTCTCTTTTATTTCTTTTTGTGTATATGGTTGATGATCTATCATATTAACAATTTTTACAGGATAAGGATTTTTACTTTTATTATGAAAAAAACCTGCCACTCTCATAACTCTAGGTAAATCTTTAACTTTTGGATCACTCTTAAATTTTGTTGCTAGTGCTTCTTGAAATAAACTAAAACTTTCTAATAACATATCTTCTACTAACCAATAACAATGATATTTATTAGGACTTGAATTGACTATTATATGTGGTTGTAAATCAAAGTATTTTGGAAGCGGTGTTCCATCAAGATCAATGAATACTGCTCTTACCTTCTTAACATTTTGTGTTGATCTTCCTTTTAAATCAGTTTCATTTACACAGAAAAAAATACCTGCACCTTTTTTATTTAAGTTCCATAGTGTTTTAAAATGTTTCTTTAATGATCCGTGTAATTGTTTAATTAATCTTTTATTCTTAACTTTATCATCAAAAGTTTGGAAAGTAATATTATCACCAAAATAACTTATGAAACTATGATAATGGGACATTTCTGAATACTCAATCATAACACCAACTTTCATAACACTCATCACACATAGGATATTCTTTTTCGTTGTCTTCTTTTTCAACTAATCTATGAGTTCTTTGTGCTTCTTTATCACAATCTTTCTTTTCGGGATTTTTACATTTCTCAATCATATTAAACCCCTTTTTCTTAATTCTTTTACTTTATCTAAATCTTCTACTTGTTTTGATAATTTTCTATTATCTTCTTTAACTTCTTGTAATTCTTTTCTTATTTCCCCATTTAATTCTTTGTGTGATTTACTTATGACTTCAAAGTTATCTCTTTCTTCTAGTAATCTTTTATTGGTTTCATTTAACATAGATATTTTAT